TTTTGTTTCTTTCTAATCCTAAAAAGCATGGCCGCGTACCCTTCAGTCATATTCTTCCGCAGTGTTGACATGAGACTGCGTGCGACAATGACCAATTTTGACTATCTTGCAAGGCGCAAGTAGTCTGCTGTTGGTACTTTAGCTCTATAGTGACCTGATTTATTTAAAAGGCCACTCCGTGAAGGCGTGCCTCGGCAGCTAGAAAACAAGCCGCTATCAAAGTATGAGAAGTAAGCCGATCCTGCGATTTAGTTGTATTGTTGCTTCACCATCCCGGTCGCGAACTTTATTAATTCGGTGGAGCTATGCAATGGGTAAGTTTGCTCAATCATTCTTTGATGAAAAAGTTGAGAGTTGGCTTCAGTAACCCTTAAGCCCGCCTTGAGGAACATCAATAAGCACCTCTCTGCTAGAGCGAAAGTTCGCCTTGCGCCGTTAAACGCCTGTAGGCCGCTATCCTCCAAATAAGAATGCAACCTATATCAGCTAAACAATAATGTCATTTACCTTCAGCGAGGTTGGTCCGCTGCCGGTAGCAGAAAACCCATCCAGCGCATCCCGAAGATCGCTGGTCAACACATGCGCATAGCGACTGGTAGTCTCAATATTCGTATGCCCCAGCAACTTTGAAACCAAACTGATGTTCTGCGTCTTGCGCAGCATCCTGGTGGCAAAGGTATGGCGCAGATCGTGAAACCGAAAATTGTCAATCGCTGCATCCAGCAGCGCCTTGCGCCATACGGTGCCGAACACGCCTCCGCTGGCGATAATCTGAATCCGCTCTGCCGAGTGGCCGTCGACGCGGGTGAAAACGTAGCGGCGGCTTTCCATGACATTCGACTTTGGCAGGGCAGACAGCAGCGCCGCCAGTTCGCCATTGATCGGGAAGATCATCAGCTCATCGCCTTTGAGCCGGAAGGTAATCTCACGGTGGGGCATGTCGACGTCGCGCCACAGCAGGCCGGTGATCGTGCTGATCCGCGCCCCGGTCATAAGCGCAAAGGCGACCATCGGATGAAACTCTTGGGGCAGGGCGGCGAATAGCCTAGTCTGTTCGTCGGTGGTCAGTTCGCGCACGCGTTCCCGCGGTTCCTTCGTCTCAGCCGCTTTAAGATCGATGTCGGGGATTTCTGTTTTGTAGACCTTGCCCATGTGACGCAGCGCGCGGCCTAGCATCTGAAGATGACGGTTAACTGTGCTGTTGGCGCATGTGGCGCGGTGCTTGGCGGCGTACTGGGTGATGTCGGCATCGGTCAGCTTGGAGAGCCGCTTCTTGCCGTCCATGTGGGATAGGATCACACGCGCCTGGCTCTTGGTGGTGCCCTCTGAAGGGCGTCCGACGATTTTGTCGTTGATGTATGTGCCAAGCGCCTCAGATAGCGTGTAATCGGAGCCTCTCGCGGCATTGCGCTTGGCATTAGCCCGGATGTCTGCCTCTACCGCTTTCGCGGCTTCGAAGTCCTCCGTCCCGCAAGATCCTCGAAAGCGATGACCCCCGACGACGATGTCGTATTGATAGACGCGGGTTTTCTTGGTTCGGAATGGCATTGTGTCTGGGCCTCGATGTAATCCTGTAGGTCGTCCGCGCGGTACCGGATCGCACCTCTGGCAACCTTCACATACTTTAGCCCGCGACGGCGGCACTCTTGCAAGGTCTTTGTGCAGATCCCCAGAACGTCTGCAGCGTCTGTCGGTTTAAGCAGGGGCTGGGTCATCTTGTCCTCGTTCTCGCAATCTTTACCGTAGTCAGGATGGAAGGGGCGGTTGGGAGTGGTCTATCGTTGTTGAGCGATCCGCCCTGACCAAGCATCGAACTCTGTACGCAAGGCGGCGAACTGGGCTTGAGCGGGCTTACTGGTATTTAGAACGGTCCTGCTGGTGATCCGGCAGACCCCGCGAAGGTATTCACCGGCTGCGCTGGCGTTGAACTGGTGACTGGGTAAGCCCGAGCGTACCGCAGCAAAGCGCTGGAATTGCGGATCATTGCAGAGGATCCCAGCCTGTTGTGCGGGTTGAATATCGGACAGGCGCTGACGTACGGCGGCGCTCATAGGACCGACCCCAGAACTGAGCTCATTACTGTGGCGAGGCCACAAAATATCGCAATGATGGTTATTGTTACCGCGGCCACGATGGCGAACGCTGCGCCTGGTATGGGGGCTGCGTCGTCTGGGCGCATCAGCCAGCATTTGGCACTAGGCCCGCAGGCGCAGTCCGTCGAGTAGTGGCAGGCCTTGTTTTGCTCATGCAAACGAGTGTTGTCGCCCATATCATCTATGTCCATCACGTCGCCTTTCAATTTGAAGAAAGAACCGGCGGGCTGATATTGCCCGCCAGCTTAGGTGCGGCGCTTTGGTAGGAGCGCCGTTGCAGGAAGCTGTGTCAGCTGATGCCGAAGGGCATCCGCTGGAATGCGCGGGGTTTCACGCTGTCTCGTTCGGCCAATGCGTTCGCGATCTCTTCCGCATGATTGCGTGGGGTGCCACATGGCGGGTGTTTCGTAATGAAGCCGTCAGCTTCAACCTCTTCACCCTTTGGGTTCGCAATCGCCTTGTTCGCAGCAACGATCCAATAGTGGATGGCATCTATCTCGGATACACCGCAGGCTGTGATGCCGTGTAGGCTGATCTCATACAGACCCGTTTTATCACCCGTCTCTTCGGCGTATGCGCCGCCATTCTCGATCACCTCATTCATAAAGGCGTCTTTCAGTGTGTCGGGGTCCTCGCGGTCGATCAGGGAGACGCCGCGGACAAAGGGGATAAGGCGCTCGTTCATCATGCTGCACTCGGCGGAAGATCATAACCCTTGGAACGGGCATAATCGCGGACTTTGGCTCGGATGCAAATAACTTGCGCGCTTGCGTGGTCAGGATCGACAATCAGATAGGCGGGGGCCCCAATGCGATCGTAGTCGACCGTTTGGCCGCGGGCATTCTTGAGCTTTTCCCAGTTGATCGCCAGCACTGATGGATGGCTCGCGTAGATCTGCGGGTGGGTCACGATGTGTCGGGCTTGGTCGATGGGGGTTTGCATATCAGCCTCCTGTAAATAAGGCTGATATAATACACTAAAAATGTATCAGTCAATCACTAATACATATAAAATGTATCCACTTGATGTGGTGCTACTTTAGTGTGGGCTCTTTCCGCTGACTGCTTGGGTGCTGAGGAGGGGCTAAGCCTGGTTTCCCGGTATTTGATTGAGGTTGGGCCGAGAGTATTTCAAGGATTCTGCGAGTGTTGTCGGCAGTGTCTATCTGAGCGCGAGCAAACTGCGTGAAGGCAAATTCAAAGATCGCAAACAGCCAGATTCCGACGCCCATTAGCGCGGCTGGCAACTATGTTCCTGTCGAATAAAGTCTTAGCGCTATCAGCGTTAGGGCCGCAACAGATAGCCATGTAACCGTGTCAAATATCAGGAGGCTGGTACGTGCTGATCTATAGTTGGTGCTCAATGTTCGTTCCTCGCAAATGGTAAAGGCGACCGCGGGTTTGGGTTGCGTTGTTCCTAATTTGTTCTAATCTGGCGTTACTGGGGGTGGCGGCGTTGAGACAGAGACATTTTAGAGTTGCGAAGTTTTTACGTTCGCTTGGGGTTAGTTTGAATTTGGTGTTTGATCCGTGGCACTGCTTGCGCCTTTCAATTTCGAAAAGAGATCCGCCTGTACGTCCTGAGGAAGCTGCGAAAAATCACCGTGCATCAGGAAGTTAAAGTCGATCCTGTGAGCGCGATAGAAGTATCTCATGATTTCACGGTTCGGGAACTGCCGGCCTCTTTCCATATTGTTGAGAGAGTTGTTGGCAATCCCAGCCTGTTGCGAAACTTCGAGCTGGGATAATCCGCTCGTTAGCCTCGCGGCTACGAGGCGTTTCGCGCATGCCTCTTTGCTCATGTCGCCTAGGCGGGTTAGGGATTCTTTTTGGGTGATATTCATACTAGTAAATATCGCTCGATACAGAAAATATGTATATTTGAAAGAAATGAACCTTTACGATACATAATTTATGTATTACCTCATGTGCTGTGAGTACAGTTCAGGAAATATGCGCGGCGATCGGGCGAGATGCCCTAGCGACTGCTCTTGGTGTAAGTCGCCAGTCGATCAGCAACGCGATCGCAAATTCTGCGTTTCCAGCTAATTGGTACTTGATCATCAAGAGTGAGTGCGATGAGCGGAATATTCCCTGCGGTCCGCTTTTGTTTAAGTTTAAACGACATGAAAAAAGGGATGCAGCATGACCGCAGCACCCCCTCGTTCCTTTTCACATTCGCTTCATTTGGACTCTTCACAGTTCAAACATGGAGCGAGTATGCGGAAAAATCTTTCACAAAATGCAAAGCGTGTCGCTTTTTGCTCGGGTAAGCACAAAAGCCTGTCGCGCCGATGGTTTGCATCGCTGTTGTGGCGCGCCTTTCCGGGTAAGTCGGAACGCGAGGTTGCGCAGCTTGGCGCGCCCGTTCTCGACGTATCGGAGCGGCAGATTATCAACTGGTTGCGCTGCGACAATGATGCGGCGTTGTCTTACGTCACTGCAGTGATGGTGCTGGCAGGCGTCGAGCTGGCACTTGAGCCAGTGCGGGGTCGGGTCGCATGAAGCGGCGCGTTTGGCTGCAAATTCAGGGGATTTGGTTTGCGGCGTGGTCGTCGCGTGCCGGCTTTATATCCCAAAGGTGGGCTGACCGCGCGCATCGCTGGGCTCAGCGGTCGGAAAAATTTTTCCAACAGATAAATGGGGGTCGTTTCAAATGACACCACGTGGCCACGCTATAGCATTTCGAATTTGGCAGTACTGCCAGCCCCGCGGCTGGGACTGCACCATGTCAGAGGTTTCTGCGGCGGTAGATGTCCCCGTGGCGTCAGTAAGGGCCGTTATAAAGCTGAAGAATTGGGGAGGTCGGCTGCGCGTGACCAAGACGCACTACCGCGGTGCTGGCGGGAACGACTATGCGCTGAGCGCGGATGCTGTGCTGAACGGTTCCGGTTCCCTCCGAACGCTAGCAGATCATACGGGTATCACACTGTGATTATGGTACCAATTGGCCAGGTAGATTTCGCTGATGATCTTCGCCCAAAGCTGTTTAAGTCACAGGCGGGTCACTAGCGATGGCAATTTCTGATGCAAATGGAAAATTCGCGTTAGTCGATACTTCGGAAATCGAGGAATACCCTCTTACGCGTGATGACCGGCTCAATAGTCACTTCTTTATGGTTTGGGAGCGCCGTCGCTGGCTGAACTCTGACATGCGGTTGAAGGGGCGGGCAGAGTGCCGTGCGCTTTACTTCGACTTGATCAACATTGCCTGCGATCAGTCGCCGGTGGGTACCATCCCGAACGACATGGAAGTGTTGGCAAAGCTCCTGATGATCTCGGAATCCGAGTTCAAGACGCTATGCCAACTTGAATACGGGCCGCTGCACAAGTGGCGACCGTGCCGCTGCGGTGATGAGGTGCGACTGATGCATCCGGTTGTCTTGGACATGCTGATCGAGGCCGTGTCGCGCAAAGAGGATAACCGGGCAAAGATGGAAGCGGCCAATACGGTCAAACGCGTCCAACGCCTGCGATCGACAGTAGCGGGGCTGCAGACTGAGTTGAGCAAGAACGACGCTGCTGTGAAGTGGATGGACGAATGGCTGCTGAAGCAAAGCGTTGGATATCGCAACACGAGCTGGGTGGAGCAGGCGATGATGGCATGGGCCGATCATCGGATGGACCTTGGCCGCGCGCCGCGCCGGGGGACGATGTGATGGGCGGCTTGAACTGTCCAGTGGACACTTTGCGGACAATGACAGGACAGTTCGAGGACAGTCTTGTGAGATTGTCTATTTAAAACAATTGGTTCGCTACTCTGTCCTCAAGTGTCCTACACGATAGGGACATAGACAGAGACAAAACAGTGAAACAGGCGCTGTCCCAAAAGATCAGGGGGTTGGGGCAGCTGATAGGTGGTTCGGCTAAGAAATGGGGTACGGCATGGTAGAGGCAACAGAGACCAAACGCGACCGGGTGCGCAGGCTGTTGATTGATCCGCTGAAAGCTGACGGGTTCCGGTTTGCCAAAAATGTGTCCGCGGAGGATGCGAAGACCCGGTTGGATCGGTTGGCTGATGATCTGGCCTATTTGAGGGATGAGGGACTGATCGCGCTGCGTGTCTCGCTCCGGACAAAAGGCGAGGGAACTGCCCGATGCTTCTGGCCAGCGCCTGCGACGGTGCTGGGACTGGCGGAAAGCTTTCAACGTCGGCCACTGGATGAGTTGCCAGCATTGCTGCGCTGGTTCGCGTCAGCTGCGGGTGGTGCGGCTGTGCTGGGGGACCGGCTGGTCGCGGAGTACTGGTTTTGGACTATGCACAAGCGACCGCCAGTAAAGCCGATGGATAAAAAGATGGTGGCGGACAAGGCTGGGGAATGGCGGCGACGAGTTGAGCTTGCGAAAGATCGGATCGCACGTGGCCACACCATGCCAGCGGACGAGGCGCAATGGCTGGACTGGTACCAGGGTAAGGTGGCCTATGTCGAAGGTCTGGTCGGTAATCAGGCCGGTGTGTCGGAGGACGCTGCATGATGGCGCGTAGGTTTATGCAGTCAGGTGGGCAGGTCAGTAAAAACACGACTGCGCAGATGGTACGTGACGCAAACGGTCGTGTGCGACGGCAGATTAGTATCCAATCGTTGCTGGAATGGGCTTTCGCTGATGAATGCGCATCGATTGATTTTGAGGATGAGGGAACGCTGGCGATTGGGTACGGATCAATCGGCAACGCATACCTTATGGAGCAGCGTGGTAAGTTGGGCTGTAGGATCGATGGTGGAGGCCGGTCACTGCCCGATCCTGATGCTGACCTTGTCGCGGCTGCCGTGGCAGTGCTGCCAGAGGGCTGTGGTGGTCGACGCATGGCGGTGCAAATCGCAGAGCTAGCGCGTGCACGGGCAATACCTGATGCATTCGTCGGGGTGCAACCTCGCTGTGAGCCCAAAGGCTGGCGCATCAATCAAAATGGTAAACGGGCAGAAACTGAAAGCCTGGGTATCGAGATTGATACCTCTGGTCGCAAAGCTCGGCGCCATAACGTGCTGATCTGCCCTGTCGTATATCGGCCTGATAATGCGCAGATAGCCGCGGCAAGACGTAATTATTTACAATGGTGGTCTGCGTTAACTGAATTGCGCATCACATTTGAAATACACACAAATCTCTCACGTTGGCGGGTGGATAGCCGCATGCCACCGATGACGCCATGGAAGAAAGTGCTTGCCGAATAAATCCGCTCCCCCTAGACATCATGCCAACAACACTTCTGCGCCCGGACGGTAAACCCGCTCCGGGCGCTTTGCGTTCTGGCAGATGAGAGGTAATCGTTATGCCTCGTCTAAAGACGGTGCCGGGCCGCTTGGCGGCACCAGCGCCACGCCTCGGCGCGGTTGCGGCCAATTCGAAAGAACAAGATCGAGCGCGCGACCAGCTCAAGCCCTGGCGCGCTTGGTACAGCCTCAAGCGTTGGAAGGATCTACGGCGAAAGATCTTGGCACGCGATGCCTACACTTGCATGCAAACCGGCGTTGCTTTGGTGGGCAAGGCACCAGCCCCAAACAGCCCCGTTGTGGACCACATCCGCGAGCACAACGGCGATCCCTTCCTGTTTTGGGATGAAGATAACCTGCAGGCGGTAAGCAAGCAGTATCACGACACCGAAAAGCAGCGCATAGAGAGGGCAAGAAGTGGATACATTTAGATCAGGGGATGTGGCTAGGATTACAGGCGTTAACCAGCTCAGAATTAGAAATTGGCGCAAGCGCGGCTTTCTACCCAATAATCCAAATAAATGGCAGAGCTGGACGCGAGACGAGGTAGTGGCGCTGGCCATAATGGGAAAATTAGCTGATCACCTCAGCCCTTCAGAGCTTTGGCCTATGTGCCTTTCCTGTGTTTCGTTAATTCTTCCAGGATGCGTCCTGTGCGTTTCGCCTAAACCACTAGGCTCGCCTGAGTGGGTGGTTCTGCCTTGGAACGAGGTAGACACCTCAGAGCGGGAAGTGCTTATCGTTATAGATTTGTCGTTTACCCTAAGTTTTCTTCAGCTTTGACGCCAATCCCACGCCGCTCTCACGCATGGGGGGGGTGGGTCAAAAGTCAGAAAAGCCGGGCACGCCACACCTGTTATGCCCTAACGCGGAGAATTTTTTTCCCATGGCTGATGAATTTCCGCCCCAAGGGGCATCTGTTGACCTGTTTGGGAATGAGATCTTGCCGATGCGCGATCGCCGCGGTCGGCCAAGTTTCAAGAAAACTAAGGAAAATCAAGACTTTGTAGCGGTTCGGGCCGCTGCAGGGTGGAACCAGGACTTGATTGCAGAGGCGCTCGGCTGTGATCCTAAGACTTTACGCAAGAATTTTTCCCGCGAGCTGTCGCAAGGGGCTTTGCTGATCGACGGCCTGTGCCTCGACGTGTTGCTGCGCGGCGCGCGTGAAGGTCACACGCCTTCGGTCAAAGCGCTGCAGGCGCGGCTCGATCGCGTCTCGGCCGGCGCGCCGCGCGCGGCTGGAAAGGAAAAACCCGAGCAGCCGGCGAAAGCTGAAAAGCTCGGCGTCAAAGAAAAGCGCTTGAATGATGCGACCAAGCCGCAGGCCGATTATGGATCGCTCTATGATCGGATCCCGCGACAGTGAGCGATCTTTCCTGGGCCGCGTGCCCTGACTGGTGGGAAAAGCTGCAGGCCGGCGCAACGCCGATCCCTGCGCTGGATCTCGATGATAATCTCGCCGAAATTGCCGTTGCTTTGTTCGACAAGCTGGTTGTGCCGGATATTCCAGGCCAGCCGACTATGGGCGAGGCGGCCGAGGAATGGACCCGCGACATCGTGCGCGCGGCCTTCGGTTCGGTCAATTCGGATGGGGCGCGCCTGGTCGGCGAGATCTTTACGCTGGTGCCCAAGAAAAACACCAAGACGACGCTCGCGGCGTGCATCGGCTTGATCGCAATGCAGATGAACACGACGCCCAACATTCGCGGGATCATCGTCGGGCCAACCCAATCCGTCGCCGACACTTGCTTTGCCCAAATGCAGGGCATGATCGAGGCCGACGACTGGCTTTCAAAGCGCTTCAAAGTTGACGAGCATAAAAAGACGATCACCGATCACTATCCGGATCCCAAGACGGGCCGGCCGCTCAACGCAAAATGCAAGGTCACCAGCTTTGACCCTGCAGTGACCACCGGGGGGATCCCGGCCTTTGCAATCCTCGACGAGCTGCACCTGATGGCCGAGCGGCATTTTGCGGCGCGGGTAATCGGTCAGATCCGAGGCGGGATGATCACAAACGCGCGTAGCTTGCTGGTGATCATCACGACGCAAAGCGAAATTCCGCCGCAAGGGATTTTTAAAAGCGAGCTCGAATATGCGCGCAAGGTGCGCGACGGCAAGATTGTCGAAGATGTCCGGATGCTGCCGGTGCTCTATGAGTTTCCGCAAGAAATGCAGGGCGATGAAAAGCAGCCTTGGAAAGATCCGGCAACCTGGGGCGCGGTGCTGCCAAATCTCGGCCGGTCGATCACGATCGAGCGCCTGATCCCCGAGTTTCGCAAGGCGGCCGACACCAGCGCCGAGGAGCTGGCACGGTGGGCAAGCCAGCACTTAAACATCGAGATCGGCCTCGGGCATCACACCGGCGGCTGGGTCGGTCAAACCTACTGGCCGAAAGCCGCAGATCCGGAGCTAAGTTTAGAGGCGCTTCTCGAAACCTCGGAAGTTGCGACGATCGGGATCGACGGCGGCGGCATGGACGATTTGCTCGGCCTCGCGGTTCTCGGCCGGCACCGGGAAACAAAGCGCTGGCAACTTTGGGTCGCGGCATGGGCGCATGACATCGTGCTCGAGCGGCGCAAAAACATCGCGGCGCGGCTACAGGATCTCGAGCGCGACGACGCTCTAACGATTTGCACGCATCCGACGCAGGATGTCGATCAGCTTGTCGATATCGTGTTGCGGGTTCACAGCGCCGGCATCTTGCCCGAGCGCGGCGGCATCGGCCTCGATCCCGAGGGTGTCGCGGCGATCGTGGACGCGCTGCAGGGCGCGGGCATTCCGCACGATACGCTCGCCAGCGTCACGCAAGGCTACAAGCTCAACGGTGCAATCAAGGGCACCGAGCGCAAACTATTTGACGGATCCTTGCGCCATTGCGGCCAGCCTTTGCTTGGCTGGTGCGTGGGCAATGCCAGGACCGAGGCAAGGGGAAACGCGGTGATTGTCACAAAAGCAGTAAGCGGCGCGGGCAAGATTGATCCGCTGATGGCCGCGTTTAACGCGGTGTATCTCATGAGCCTGAACCCGGCCGCTGCGCGTCGGGATCTGTCGGCCTTCCTCGCAAATCCGGTGATGTCCGTATGATCGGGCGCGCACTCAAGGGAGCCTGGGCGGGCATGCGCATGGCGCTCGCCGAGGGGCAAAGCGGCTTTGAAAATGTTGATCTCGATGCTTTGCGCGCGGGCGGCGGGTTCAAAAGTCATGCCGGGCAACCTGTCACAGCGTCAACGGCGATGTCGATCTCGGCGGCCTGGTCCTGTGTAAAAAGTAATTCGCAGCTCGTCGGATCCTTGCCGCTGGCCTTGTATGAGAAAGACCGCAACGGCAAACGGGTGAAGATCGAGGATCCTCTGGCCGAGATCCTGACGGTATCGCCTAACTCGGATCAAACGGCATTCGAGTTTTGGGAAAGCCAGGAAGCGCAAAAGCTTTTGCACGGCAACAGCTATGCCGAGAAACTGTTTATTGGCGATCGGCTGGTCGGTTTGCGGCCGCTGCTCGACACAACGCCGGTGCGCAACGCAGATGGCCGGTTTGACTATCGGTTCCGCGACCGGGGCAAGATGTACACGCTGCCGGCGAGCAAGGTGTTTCACATGCGCGGCTTTGGCGGCGGTGATGGCCTCGGCCTTTCGGCGATCAAGCATGGGGTGCATAGCTTCGGATCCGCTTTGGCGGCGGATCAAACAGCCGGCACCATGTTTAAAAATGGCATGGTCGCCAGCGGCGTTTTGAAATCCGGCCAAGTGCTTGATGAAAAGCAACGCGGCCAGCTCGAGAAGCTGCTCGATCGGTACACCTCGAGCGCCAAGGCGGGCAAGATCATGACGCTCGAAGCGGGGCTCGAATACCAGCCTTTGCAGATCAATCCCGAGGATGCGCAGCTTTTGGAGACGCGCCGCTTTCAAGTCGAGGATGTCTGTCGCTGGTTTGGCACGCCGCCGGTGGTGATCGGTCACGCGGGCCAAGGTCAAACAATGTGGGGATCGGGCGTCGAAGCGATCATGCTCGCCTGGCTTACGCTAGGGATCAATCCGCAACTGCGCCGCAACGAGGCGCGGATTGCAAAAGACCTGATCCCGCCGGGCAAGCGCGGCCGCTGGTATGTTGAATGGAACCGCGAGGCGATGCTGCAAATGGACAGCAAATCCAAAGGCGAGTTCCTAAGCAAGATGATTTCAAACGGTATTATCTCGCGAGACGAGGGTCGGGACAAATTGAACATGGCGCGCCGTGGTGGTGCTGCCGACGAATTGATGGCGCAAACGGCACACGCGCCGATTGACGACCTCGGAGGGATCTAAACCGATGACAAAACGCAATTTACCAACCGCAAAAATCTCTGCCCGGTCGGGCGTTTCGTCTGATATTTCGCCCAAAGCTTTGCAGCGTTGGTGCCCCGAGGTGCGCGCTGCGCTCGATGGGGATCAGCCGACAATCTCGGTGCTGGATCCGATCGGCGCGGATATGTGGGGCGATGGGGTGACGGCAAAGCGGATCGGCGCAGCTCTGCGCGCGATTGGCTCGGTGCCGGTGACGGTGAACGTGAACAGCCCCGGCGGCGACTATTTCGAGGGGCTGGCGATCTATAACTTGCTGCGCGAGCATCCCGAGCCTGTAACGGTCAACATTCTGGGGATCGCGGCCTCGGCCGCTTCGGTGATTGCCATGGCCGGCGACGAGGTGCGCATCGCGCGCGCCGGGTTCTTGATGATCCATAACACATGGATCGGCGCGGCCGGCGATCGGCACGGGCTGCGCGAGGTGGCTGATTGGCTCGAGCCTTTCGACGCGACCGCCGTCGAGATCTACGCGGCGCGCACCGGCATCGCGACAGCGGATCTCGCAACTATGCTCGATCGCGAAACCTGGATTGGCGGGCAATCCGCGATCGACCAGGGCTTTGCCGACACATTGTTGCCGGCTGACATGCTCGACACCGCCGACGAAGCGGGCACCGCCTCGATGCGGGCCGAGCGCAAATTTGACCTGCTCGCGGCGCGCGCGGGTCTCACAAATTCTGCGCGGCGCGAGCTGCTGCAGGATCTCAAGACCGGCAAGCCAGGCGCTGCCGGAAACGACACGCCGGGCGCTGTCGATGTTGAGCAGGGGCTTTCGGAGCTGCTGCAATCGTTCAAATCCTTTGGAAAGGAAAACCCATGAAAAAGATGATGATGCCAGCCGTTTCGCTGGCCGCCCTGGCTGCAGCAACGGCCATGCCTTCGGCGGTTGTCGGCACGCCCCGCATGGAAGCGGCCGGCGGTGTCGAGGCGCTGCTGAAGCAGGTGCAGCAAGAGCTGAACCGCGTCGGCGATGATGTGCGCCGCGCCGGTGAGGATGCGCTGAAACAGCAAACCAAGAACGGCGAAGTGACGGCCGAGGCGAAAGAGACGGCCGACAAGGCGCTGAAACAATACCACGAGCTCAACAGCGCCGTTAGCAATCTGACGGGTAAGCTCGAGGCGCTGGAATCGCGCAACGTGGATCTCGAGCAACACTATGCCGGCCAAGGCCGGGGCGGTGCCGGCGTTGTGTCAGTCGGTCAAGAGATCGCGAATAGCGATGATCTGAAAAACTACATCGAGCGCGGTGCGCAAGGTGGTCTGACGCTGCGCCCGACCAACGCGATCACAACCGTTAGCGGGGCGACTGGTGGGTTGATCGTGCCTGATCAGGATCGCCAAGTCACAAGCATGCCTATGCAGCGCCTGGCCGTGCGCAGCCTGTTGTCGCAAGCGACAACCGAAAGCGATCTGGTCAAATACGCGCGCCAAACGGTTCGCACGTCTGGCGCGGCTCCAACGGCCGAGGGCGGCACCATGCCCGAGCTGGTGGTCAAATGGTCGGCAGAAGAAGCGGCCGTGCGCAAGATTGCGGCGATCGTGCATGCCTCGGATGAAGCGCTCGCGGATGCCGGTCAGTTGCAAGCGTTGATCGACCAAGAACTGCGCTATGATCTGGATCTTGAAGAAGAAGCGCAGATTATTGCGGGGGATGGATTGAATCAAAACCTCCTTGGTCTGACATCGGTTGCCGCCTCTTTTGTCGCGCCTGGTGGCCTGCCAAACGAAACGCGCATTGATCGCTTGCGTTTGGGTCTGCTGCAAATCGCGCTGTCCAACAATGCGGCCGATGGTGTGACGATCAACCCCGTCGATTGGGCTGCGATCGAGCTGCTGAAAGACACTCAGGGCCGCTATATCTTCGGCAACCCGAATGAGCTGGCAACACCGCGGCTTTGGGGGTTGGATGTCGTTCCAACGCTGTCGCATTCGGTCGGCGAGTGGATGGTCGGCGCGTTCCGCATGGCGGCGACGATCTACGATCGCCAAGAAAACGAGATTTTGATCTCGAGCGAGCACGGCACCAACTTTGTCGAAGGTATGAAAACCATTCGCGGCACCAAGCGCCTTGCCCTGGCGCATAAACGCCCCGGCGCGTTGGTTATTGGTAACTTTACGTTCGCCTAATCGACCGACCGCTTTGCAGCGGTGAATAAGCCAGGCTGCGGCAATGCGTGCCGCAGCCGATTGCAAACTTTCCTTTAGGGGGTTCCTATGCTTTTGAAATTGAAGCGCACACAAAAGACCATGATCGGCCGGCTGCTGATGGGTGAAACTTATCGTTTCGATAAGAACAATCCGAAACAGAAAGAGGTTGCGGCGAGCTTGCTCAAGCGCAGCATGGCCGAGGAAGTGGATGCCAAGCAGCACGCCGAGGATCTCGCCAAGGTCAAAAGCCTTGTGTCTGATGATCAATCCGCTGCTGACAAGGCCGCTGCTGACAAGGCCGCTGCTGACAAAGCCGCTGCTGACAAGGCCGCAGCCGACAAGGAAGCTGCTGACAAAGCCGCAGCCGATAAGGCAGCCGCGAAGTGAGCCAGCTCACGATCGAAGATATCAAACGCCATTGCTCGGCGTTTGATTTTGACGACGATGACCCTCTGCTCGAGGATCTGCACAAGCAGGCCGAGGAATTTGTGCAGAAGTATCTGCGCCGCGAGCTCGACATCGAGTTGCCGGGTGCGTGGCCCCTGGGCTGCACCGGCGCGGTCAAGATGCTGGTGGCGCATTGGTACGATCACCGCTCGGCCGTCTCGGAAGTTTCTAATTTCGAGGTTCCCTTTGGCGTGCGAGATCTGCTTGCCCCGTATCGGGATTTGAGCTGATGAAAGCGCCGCGCGCGGGCGAGCTGAAATGGGTTGCGCAGTTTCGGCGCGCGAGCCTGGTCGATGATGGCTTTTCAGATGTCGAGCAGTTTGCCGATCTCGGCACGACCAAGCGGGTCAAAAAGCTTGAGGTCAGCGACGGCGAGCGCTGGCGTGCCGCGCAAGTGAGCGCGACGATCACCGCGCGGTTCCAGATCCGCAGCACGGCATTCTCGCGCGATCTTTCCCCGGCCGATCGTTTGATTGTCGAGGGCGTCGAGTATGGCATTAATGGGATCCGCGAAATGGACGCCGGCCGCCAGCGGTGGCTTGAGATCTCGGCAACGGCAGAGATCAAAGCCGCGTCATGAGCATGACGGTCAAGCTCTCCGGATTTGCGGAGCTCGAGAAGAAACTCGACCAGCTCACCAAAGCAGCCGGCAAGGGTGTCTTGCGCCGCGCGCTGAAAAAAGCCGCGATGCCGATCGCCGATGCCGCAAATGATTTCGCGCCGGTCGGGGCAACGGGTGGCTATGCGCAATCCTTCAGTTACTCGACCAAGCTCACAAAGCGGCAACGCGGTTTGCATCGCAAGATGTTTCGCGACGACAAGGCCGCCGTCGAGGGGTTCGTCGGCACGTCAGATCCCGCCGGTGTCCAGCAAGAATTTGGCAATATCAATCACGGGCCGCAACCGGCCTTGCGCCCCGCATGGGATGGCGGCCGCGAGCAACTGCTCGAGGATCTCGGCCGCGAGCTCTGGACCGAATTCGAGAAATCAGCGGCTCGAGCTGCGCGCAAAGCGGCAAAGTAGGAAAGGAAAAATTGTGAAACTGCTAAACCCGTGCGCGTGGCGCGTAACTTTTTATAGCCGCGGTCTATGTGTTTCTGTTTTCCGAAACGGTGATTTCCGCCATTGGCACCGCGTCGGCCTGCGTGCCCGGTCGGGGGCAGCGTAACCGATGGAAGAACAGATTAGGGCGGTTTTGCGCGGCAATGTCGCTGTCGCAAGCCATGTCGCACGCCGGGTCAACTGGGGTGCGCATCCTCAAGGCCAGCCGTTGCCGGCGATCGTGCTCAATACGGTGAGCGATTTGGAGGGCGTCACGCTGTCGGGCCCTAGTGGTCTGAGCGCCGCCCGGATCCAGGTTGATTGCTACGCGCCACAATCAGGCGGGGCCAAACTACTTTCCCGCGCCGTAAAGGCCGCCTTGCACGGGTACAGCGGCGACGGGATTCAAGGTGTCTTTCATGCGGGATCGCGTGACAGCCGCGAGGGCGGAACGAATGAGGCCGATCGGCCCTATCGCGTTTCGCTCGATTTCACTCTCACTTACTCAACCTAGGAGGCTCTACACATGAGCAAACAAATTATCGCGTATGGGGCACTAGTTGAGCGCTCCATTGATGACGGCGCAAATTGGGTCAAAATCCCCGAATGCGATGGCATTGCAATCCCGATGGTCGAAACCGATTTTCAGGATGTCACCAGCCTCGACAGCCCGAATGGGTTCCGGGAATACATCAAGGGCCTGAAAGATGCCGGCGTGATCAGCTTGCCTTGCGGTTATACCTCGGCAGGCTATGAGCAACAGCTCGCGGATCAAGCACTCGATGAGCCGGTGAAATATCGCACCACATTGAAGGCCGCGCCCGGTCAAGCTTCGGGCGATGTGTTCGAGTTCAGCGGCTTTCCGACGCCGCAGGTCGAGGGCGGCGACATCGGCGCGCCGGTCAAAATGAGCGTGTCAATCCGGACCACTGGCGATGTGTCCTGGGTGAAAGGGGTCGCCGCATGACTTCAAAGCGCGGGACAGTGACCTTTGAAGCGGGGGGCGTGTCTTATCAGGCACGCCTTAGCACAAACGCAATGATCCGGTTTCAGGACGTGACCGGGCAAAGCGTGATCGACGCCTTTGCGGCGATGGATGGCAAGAGCGCCGACCTCAAAGGCATTCGCGATCTGCTTTGGGTCAGCCTGGAAGGCGATCACACGCAAGAAAGCGTTGGCGATCTGATGGACGAAATCGGCCTTGTCGAGGCTGGCCGCATCATCGGCGAGATCGGCCGTGCGGCTTTCCCGACCAATGAGCCCGAGGATGGGGCGGCGGATCAGGGAAACGGCAAAGCGGGCAAGAAAGCCCGCTAGACCAAGATCCGATCGACAGCCTGCTTTCGGATTGGCTGGCGCAGGGTCAAGATTATCTCACGTTCTACGACCTGACACCGCGCGAGATTGTTTTGATCTTGCGCGGTGGCGTTGAAAAGGCGCGCGCCGAGAATGACATCGCGCGCCAACGCAACTATGAGCTCGCGACCCTAGTCGCTTATGCGTTTCACGATCCGGAAAAGATGCCGAAATTTGGCGGATCCGCGCAGGATGAAAAACAGGTTTCCGATGAAGTCGCACACGCTCAGGTCCGCGGGTTCTTTATGGCCCTGGCCAACCAATCAGCCGGTTAGTTTTCGACCAAGCTGATGAATTGAACCTTTTGTGAAGCCAACTTCACTTTGCAAGTCCAACTCGAGGCGAGAAGGGCACCGAAGATGTTATGGCTGTCTACTTTTGCGTCCGCTGTGATGTCATTGGCGTAGCTTGTTATTTTCCAGACAAATTCTGAATCACCAACACTCGTTTCTTCAGTCGAACGTCTTGAGCCTGACATTCTGTCTAGGATCTTTTCCCTACAAACTTCTTTAGCCAGCTCTTGAAGCTTGGGCGAAGCTGTAACTGGAGATCGGTCTGGAAAGCTTTTCACTACCCAAAGTCCAAGACCGCTGAAGATAGCGAAAACCACAATAACCACGACCGCTTCGAGCGGTAACTTGAACTTGTCTATTTGCATTTTGCGGCCTTCTTCATGGGAGAAAAAACAGTAATGGCACAAAGCGTTATTGGCGCACTCCGCGTCAACCTCGGATTAGATAGCGCGAAATTTAGCCGCGGCCTGTCTGAAGCCCAAAAAAGCATGCAGGCCGCGCGCAAGCAGTTTGCGGCCGTGGCCGGGGTTGCCGCGGCTATGGGGGCGGCGATCTCTGCAGCGGCGCTTGCTGGTGCGCGTGACATCGACCGTGCCGCGAAGTCTGCGCGCCGGCTCGATAGCACGGTCGGGGCATTTCGCGCGCTCGAGCTGGCGGCCGGCGAGGCGGGGGTAAGCCTCTCTGGCCTGGCGAATGATGTCCAGACAATGAACCGCGAGCTTGCCAACGTGGGCAAGACAGGCAACGCCAAGCGCGCGCTCGATGCCCTGGGGCTGTCGGCCGGTGAGCTGCAGGGGCTCGATGCAGACGAAAAGCTCGCCACGATTGCGGATCAGGTTAAAAAGCTCGGCCTCGATGCCGGCCAAACGACAGCCGTTTTGCGCGACTTGGGGATCCGCAATCGCGAAATGGCGTTGCTTGTTCTAGGCGGCGGTGATGCGATCCGCGCAGCGCGCGGGGATATCAAGGAATATGGCCTCGAGCTGAGCAGCATTCAATCGGCCGGCATAGAGCGTGCCAATGATCAAATTGGCCGTTTGGGGCTGATCACGCAATATGCGGGGCAACAGCTCGCGCTGTCGCTGGTCCCTGCAATGGGGCAGCTCGCCGAGGCGCTTACAAACAGCTTACGCGAGGGGGGCGCGCTGCGCGCCGTGATCGACGGGCTGATCGGCAACCTCGACAGGCTTGCGACTTATGTCGCGGTTGCGGTCGCGGGTTTCGGGGTGAAATACGTGGGTGCAATGGCGATGGCGGCGCTTTCGACGGCGAGCTTGTCCAAAGCGCTGATGTTTATGCGCGGTGCCCTGATCCGGACGGGGATCGGCGCGCTGGTGGTCGGTGCCGGCGAACTGGTGTACTTCTTTGCGCGCCTGGTGAAAGCTTCGGGCGGCTGGGGCAATGCGCTGTCAGCGCTCGGGGATCTCGCGGCCGGCGTTTGGCAAGGTATCCAAACAAGCGCGAGCGCGATCCCCCCGGCATTGGCGGCGGTTTGGAAAATGGTCGCTTCGAGCTTTTACGGGATGATATCGGAGCTGCAAGAAAGCTGGTCGCGGTTCCTCGGCAATTTGGGTGCAAATCTTTCCGATGTTCCCGGCATGGGCAAGTTTGCCGATGCGATCCTCGAGACGTCGGGCAAGGCTGCGGCCGGGATGTCCGAATTTGATGCGAAGGCGCAGGCTGCGGCAAACAGCGCGGCGGCATTAAAGGATGAGGCATCGGCGCTTGCGGCCGAGGGGTTCCAGCAAGCCAAGGACGCGGCGGCCAAGCTTGCCGCGATCGTATCCAACACGGCCGACGAAACGGACGGCGGGGCCGAGGCAACCGAAAACCTAAACGACGCGCTCGAGGATCTCGGCGGCTCGACGGGTTCCGGAGGATCCGCCGGCAAGGCAGCCAAGGCGCTCGATAAGGTCAAAACGGAGGCCGAGGCGTATCAGGATGCTTTGAAAGAGGCCGCCAATACATCCGAGGACATCGGCACCGAAAAGGCGCGGATTCTGGTCGGCGGGATCGACAGTGTTGCAAACGCTTTCGGTGATTTCATTGGCGGTGGCTTGAAGGGGTTCAAGGGCTTTACGAAGTCGATCCTCGACGGGTTCAAGGGCATGATCAGCCAAATGATCGCGCTGGCTGCGAAAAACCGGATCATGTTCAGCCTGGGGATCGCGCCCGCAGGGGTGGGCGGTGCTGCGGCTGCTGGCGTGCCAGGCGTTGCCGGCATGCCAAGCGCGGGCGGGATCCTGGGTAGCCTTGGCAGCCTCGGGGGCGGTGCCGGTGGCGGCGGGCTGCTTGGTGGTATAACAAGCGGGCTCGGCGCTTTGACAAGTGGCCTCGGGGCGGGTTTCAACATGGCGCTCGGCGGGTTTGCATCCGGCGGCCTCGGCGGCCTTGGCAGCGTGATCTCGACGCAGCTCGGCGCGGCAACCGCGTCCGTTGGCGCTTTGGGGGCTGCAGTCGGTGCGATCGCTTTGCCCGTGGCGGCGGTGGCGGCCGTGTTCAGTTTCTTCAAGAAGAAAACAAAGGAGCTCGACGCGGGTTTGCGCGTGACGGTCGAGGGGCTCGATGGGCTGGTCGAGACGTTTAAGGTGATCGAAACCAAACGGTTTTGGGGGCTGAGCAAGAAGGTTCGCACTTCCTATCAGGCTGCCGCTGATGAAACCGCCAAGCCGCTGCTGTCGGCGATCGACAGCATTGCGCAAAGCGTGATCGGCCTCGGCGATGTCTTTGGCTTTGCCAGCACCAATATCGACAAGGCAAGTTTTCAGTTCAAGATCTCGACCAAGGGCAAGAGCGACGAGGAAATCCAAGAGGCAATTGCCGAGGAATTGGATCGGCTCGGCGATGTCTTTGCGGATTCGATCGTCGGCACGTTCGATGAAGTCGTGACCAAAGTCACCGGCAACGGTAACTTGACCGGCCTCGCGGCGCTGTTCTCGAAATCCGGCGGGGTGGTGACGGAAACGATCAGCCACGTAAACGAGGAATTCGAGGCGCTCAAGAAAGAGGGCGAGGGATCTTTCGAGACGCTGAGCCGGCTTGTCAGCTCTTTGACATCGGTCAATTCGGTGATGGATACCCTGGGGGGCACGCTCTACGAGGTCAGCCTTGCCGGCGCGGATATGGCGAGCGGCCTTGTCGATATGTTTGGCGGGCTCGATGCAATCCAATCGGCAACCTCGGCCTATTATCAGGCTTTCTACACTGAGCAAGAGCGCCTTGATACGCTCACGCGCCAGCTAACCGGCACGCTGTCGGATCTCGGCCAGACAATGCCCGAGACGCGCGCGCAGTTCCGCGCGCTGGTCGAGGCGCAAGATCTCACGACCGAGGCCGGCCGGGCAATGTTTGCGGCGCTGGTCGCGCTTGCCGGCCAGTTCGACAGCATCTTGCCGGCTCTGGATAGCCTGTCGAATAAGCTTGGCGGTCTGGTCGCTGATGCGATCGACAGCGCGCTTGCGCCGATCGACGCGCAGATCGAGGCATCGAGCGCGGCCGCAAACCAGGCGCGCCAATCCGCAACCGAATTTTACCGCCTGGCGGAAAGCCTGCGATCGACAGCAAGCAGCATCGGCGGGGTGCAATCTGCATCGGATCTGGCCGGCGCGAGCCAGCGGTTCGCATCCTTGTTTGCGCAGGCGATCGGCGGGGATATCGATGCCCTGGGGGATCTCGGCGGCGCGGGGTCTGCCCTGGCATCCGACAGCGCGGGCTTTGCCAAGACGGCAACCGAGCTGCGCCGGATTGAGGCGGGGATCTCGAGCCAGCTCGGCCAGGCTGCGGCCGTGTCCGAGGCGCTCGGCCTTGGCGCTGATTATCAAGCGATGCTGTTTGACGTTCAAACGGCGGCGCTGCAGGAAACCCGCGCGCTGTTGACGCAAGGCGACATCACGCAAGAGATCCTGCTCGAGCAGGCGGCATTGCTTAAAAACATCGGCCGCCAAATCGTCGACAGCACTGATCTACAAGTTGCCGTCAATCGCGATGCCTCGGGAAAAGCTCTGGCGGCGCTAGTCGATAACGCCGGCGCTATCGTCGGATCTCTGTCGGCCGAGGGCGCGAAAGGCATCGCTGCGCTGCAGGGCCAAACTGCAAACGTAAACGCGGCGACGGCGGCCGCAGCTCTGGGGCTATCCTCGAGCATCGTCTCAAGCCTGGACGGCAACAGCGACGGGATCATTTCGGCGCAGGAAATGCAGGCGGCCTCGATCGTCAGCGCGTATCAAAGCACGGTGGTTTCGCTCGCATCCGCGATCGACCGCAACGGTTCAATGACAACCGCGCAGATCCGAGCCTCGCTTGCCGGCAAAGCATCTGATGCCGCGATCTCGGCCGTGATCTCTGCTGTCGATCGCAACAAGGACGGGGTAGTTTCGGCCGAGGAAATTGCGGCGGCGCGCATGCTGTCGGGGATCAATCAAGGCACGCTCGAGCAAGTGCGCGCCATGGCCGGGCAAAACGGTGTTTTTGCCAACGCGATCACCGGGCAAACGGCGAGCGTTACGGGCAGCCAAAGCCTGACGAACGCCGAGCTCGGCAAGGTTCAAGATCTGCAGGGCGAGACGGTCAGCATCACCGAGCTGGTCGAGCGTGCCGTTGCCGGAAATGAAAACCTGACATCGGCCTTGCTGAACCGGATGGCGTCGGGGATCTCTGTCGCGGGTGTGCCGTCGATGGTGTCAGGGCTAAATTCGATCGGATCCTTGATCGGTCGGATCGTCGCGGTGCAAGAGGCATCGCTCGCGGCGGCCGAGGCCGAGGCTGCGCGTCAAGAGGCGCTGACCAATGCGCAGCGCGAGCTCGAGGCGACGGCGCTCGCGCAGGGATCTGCGATCGAGCAGGTTTCGGCCGCCTCGGCCGAGATCCTTTCGCTTGCCTCGCGCTTTGGGGTTTACCTCAATTCAAAAGCTGGCCCGGTGCAGATGTCGCAGACGGCAAAGTTTGGCGTCAATGATCAGGGGCTTTTCGATGCCCAATATAATCAGATCAGCTACTCGGGTAGCTCGAGCAAGGCGCGCAACTTCAAAAACGAGTTCTACGGAGAGGGCGGGCTATACGGGCAAACCTATGGGCGCGCCGCTGAGCTCAAGGCTTTGGCCGAGCAACTGCAGGCGCAGCGCCAGGCGGTAATTGATCTTGGCGGGATCCCGCAGTTTGCGCGCGGCGGCCGGCACTTTGGCGGCTTGCGTATCGTTGGCGAAAACGGCCCCGAGCTCGAATACACCGGGGCCAGCCAGATCTACAATGCACGGCAAACGCGGGACATGCTGGCCGGAGCTGGTGGCGATCCGGCGCATGCCGAGGATCTGCGCCGGCTGCTGCTCGAGGTGGTCAAAAACACAAAGCGCACCAGCGACATTGCACGCAAGCATGATGTCGATGGCATGCCGCCGGTGAGGGCATAATTTATGAAGATCATCACGCCGATCGAGATCTCGGAAAGCAATTTGTTTTCGAGCAATATCCCCGAAAACGACGCGCCGCTTTGGGATCTCGAGACGGAATATGCCGACAAAGCGCAGGTGATTTTTGCGCATGTGGTCTATGAAAGCCTCGAGGCCGGCAATCTCGGCAATCAGCCCGACCAGGATAGCGCGCGCTGGCTGCGCCTGGGGGCGACCAACCGATATAAGGCGTTCGACAAGCGGATCAGCGATCGCGCGGCGATGGCGGATCAAGTCACCTATACGATCGCGCACGGCGGCGCTTTTGTGAGCGGGGTGGCTGTCTTTGGCATCGCCGGGGGCACGCTCGAGATCGAGGTTACGGATCCGATCGACGGGGTGGTTTTCTCGAAAACCTATAGCCTGTTTGACGACACCGGCGTTGTCGATTGGTACACCTATTTTTTCTCGCCCGTCGGGGTGCAGCGGCAAGAGGTGATCGAGATCGAGATCCCGCCCTATTTGAACGCCTCAACGCGGATCACGGTCACCAACCCCGGCGGGATCGCCGAGGTGGGGCAGATTGCGATCGGCCGGGTCCTGGATCTCGGCGTGACGGCCTACGGCACTAATATCTCGATCGAGGATTACAGCCGCAAGGAACGCGATGCCTTTGGCAATGCGATCATTGTCGAGCGCGCCTTTGCGCAGCTCATCGACTACTCGCTCAAAGTCACCACCCAAACCGCGCGTCGGCTTCAAAGCACCTTGGCCGACTATCGCACGATCCCTGTCGTGTGGGTCGGCTCGACCACCGAGGAGCTCGGCACGCTGGTTTATGGATATTATCGCAGGTTCGACATCGTGCTCGCAGGGCCGACCGTTTCGGATGCCTCAATCGAAGTAGAAGGATTAATCTAAATGGCTACTGCTCCAAAAATCAGCAATTTGCCGGCCGCGCCAAACCGTCAACAGCCGGCGAATTTCTCGGCCAAGGGTGACGCGCTTTTGTCCTCGCTGCAGGGATTTGCGACCGATGCAAATGCTTTGGGGGATTATGTCGAAGGTGCTGCCGCGCAGGTTGCGATCGACAAGGCGGCCGTCGATGCGAATGTGCCGTTGCTGAACGATGCGAAAGCCGCTGCGCCGCTCGCGTTTTCTTACCGCGACACGGCCAAGACCTACCGGGATGCCGCCGCCACGTCAGAGGCAAAGGCGCTGCAGTATAAGAACGACTTGGCAAGCGCGGTGGTCTATCAAGATCTAGCGTCTATCGCTCTTTCTAAAAATATCACAATGATCGACGGGTGCATCGACACGTCGCCGAACCCGCCGCTTGCGGTACAACGCCGGACCAGCTGGTATAACGAAGCACTTGGCACAGTCACGCGGGGCACGCGCCGCGAACTTCCAGCCAAGCGTGTTATTATTGTGGAAGAGAACTTTTTCGGAATCTATGATGGTGACGATCCGTCGCTACCCCTTTGGTGGGGAAGACAAGGTACAACCACCAATTCTGGCGGTAACCTTTTCTACGCAAGCTATCTTGGGGGGGCTTCTGTAAAAGCCTGCGGTGAAGGAAAGATTTTGCTTGGCTTGAACCGGTCGAACACGAATGGCGGCATTCGTGTTCTTGATTTTGGCGCTGATCGAATAATGCGGTCTACGGCGAGTGCAAGCGTCACGGGGTACATTCAACCGCTCGCCAGTGCGCAAACCGAAAAAGTAACGGCTGACCCGTCTGTCCCCACACTAAGAAATAACGCAGTCTATGCTGTAACCTCTGTTGTTTTGGATGACGCACCTATTGATACCGCAAGCGGTATGCGTGTGCCTACCTACATTCTGGGTTCAACGGGAATCGAGGTATTGAGGCACGATGGTACGCGCATCAACAGTGCCAACGCTGCCAACCCCTCGGACGGAATTATTGTTCTGGATAACAAGGCGATCCACCACCGCTATGGTGCCAGCCTTTCCAGCTTTATCCCATTCCCCGAATGGCTAGAGGATCAGTTTTCTTACACGCTCAAGGTGGACAATGTGGGGCACAGTTCGACAAATATACCCGTTTTGAGCAGCCCCCAGCCCAACATGTGCGCAGATGGTTCCGATGTTCTTTCGCAGATCGCGTCCTTGGGCATGGCTCGCATTCGACCAAATTACCACGACTATGCGCAGTCTAAGATTGCTTTCTCTGCTGCGGACTACGCAACAGGTTGGATGTACTCAGGCACTACCGGGTGTTGGTTGAGTAGCGTCGATACGTCCACCCTGGCTCAGGTGGACTACGCCCACAACACTAACGCCCAGCTTCTCGGTGAGGGAGGTCTTACAGGGTACGACGCACCTACCGAAACTTACTTTATTGAGAGGACGGTTGGTTCAGGCACAGGTACAATTTCATTCCCTGTGCCTGCGGGTACACGGGTGCGCGTGTCTTACGAGAAAGTGTCCGGGAGTTCCGTCCTGGTTCGGGACGGGAATACTGTGATCGGTACAACTTCTGATCTAGGTGTTTTCGAGTTCACCTGTCAGGAAGGAAGTGTACGTTTCAACAATGGCGCAGGAGGACAATCGTCGGAGTTTAAGGTTCATGGTATTGATGTCATGGATTTTGATCGTTCGGTGAAAGAAACAGGGCTAGTTGTGCCCATATCACCCCTAGCCCGGACCCCGGTAGCAACAGGCGCTGAATTGGTGGGTTACGGTCCTTTCGACAGATACAACACCCTCACGCTGCCCTCCGACGGCAACCTACCCAGGAACGTATTCACCAATATGTTTATCGAAGGGTGGATGTATCAGGACGTTCAGTCTTCCGGCGGAATCATGGAGTTCGGGGAAAACACTTCAGGTAAGCGTAGACTGCTGTACAAGAACGGCTCAGGCGACTTGATGTGGAACATAGGAAGTGGTCAGGTCGAAGCGGTAGCCTCTCTTAAAACTGGCGTCTGGCAGAAGTTCTCGGTGCTGCACGATCAAAACGAAGACGTTTTTATTTGGGTCGATGGCGTTCTTCGTGTGAAGAAAAATTTAGTCAGGTCTAACCCCTCAAGTGCTATGCCTTTAATGCTGGGAGGTTTTCAATCCGGCGCTACGGTATCTGCTTTGTCCGGTAAATTGGCGCTAATTCGCGGCAGTCAAGCACGGCCTTCAAATGAGGAGGTGTACAAGGCGTATCTTGAAGAACTTCCAATGTTTCGACCGAACAGCAAGGTTACTCTACACGGTCCGTCAAACCTGATATCTGCGCTGGCTCACGACGAAACGACAGGTCTTGTGCACGCGGGTACTTCAGCCGGCCGCTCTGATTTCTCCGGCCTGGTTCGCGTCGGTCAAACCGATACCCCAATCACTACAAAGATCGTCGCGCATGACGGCATGATTTTGGAGCAATAAGATGGTCGCACGCATTACGCAGCCCGCAATCAATTTGCGCGAGATACTCACAAAACTTGCGCAACCGCCAAAGCCTTTCCTCGCACCGCGCAAACAATATCCCGCCGATGGGGTGCAAACAGATTTCAAGCTGCCTATCGGGTTCAAGGCATATGCCGTCGATTCCGCGGGACTGATCCGCGTCGAGGGTGAGCTCGAGGAGTTTACCCAAAAGTTTGACGGCTTTAACTGGATCGTTTCCTTTGCACAAGCGCCGGCCGATGGCGCGATTGTCGGCATCTGGCCGATGGGGGTTTAATCATGGGAATTCTCGAGGATCTCAAGCTCGACAAAGGGCAGCCGCCCATGAATGCCGGGCAGTTTCAACGCCGGGTGCTGGCCTATAACGAAAACATTTGGCCGCAGGCTTTGCGCGAGCAATACACCGATGCTTTCGAGCTCTGGAAAGACGAAATGCGCCCGGTTCTTGCCGAGGCTGAAGCAAACTATGCTTTCAATCACAAGCTCGCGGCGTACAAGGCAGCACGCACGCGCCTGGCGCGGTATCGCCTTGCCAATGGCCGGCCGGAAGTCACCGACATAATCGACACTGGCAAGATCAATCCTGATGGCTCGCCCTATCTCGAAAGTGTCGTGGTGCAGCCGGCGATTGAGCCGCTGCCGGCAACGGTCGAGACGATCAACGAAGCGGGTCAAATCGTTGTGTCGCCCAATCCTGCGATCGTGCAAGACGACGCCGAGCGCGCCGAGGCGCAAGCCGTGATCGACGCCACGGCGGCCGATGTCGTTGAATTCTACGAGGGCTTGTAATGAGCGCCTATACACGCGCCTCGGATTGGTATGCCCATGACACGGGGATCTTGCACCGCGTCACCAAGCCGCTTGCCTGGTGGGTTGGCAGTCCGATCACCGGCGCGCTCTATGTTGTGCCGGTCGGGGCTCAATTCGATGTCTCGGTGCCTCGGGGGCTGCGGTGGATCTGCAACCCCTTAGATCCGCGGTACTTCAAAGCGGCCGCGTTGCATGATCACTTTCTTTCGATCGGCTGGGATCGGTTCACGGCCGGCGCGCAGTTTCACCAGGCGTTGAAAGCTGACGGCGTTCCAAAGCTGCGGCGGGCTCTTATGGCCCTGGCCGTGCTGTTTTTCAAATATCAATAAAGGCGGCGCTTTCGGGCGGTCGAATGGTGAGCAGTGAGCGAGCAAAAGCCCGCATCAAGCCTTGATGCGTATCGTATTAGTCAGCTCGAGCATTCCGTCTCGAGCTTGCGCCAAGCCAACACGAAACTTGCGGCCGAGTGGCGCGAAGAAAGCCGCGCGCTTCACCAGGAAATCACCGATATGAAATCCGCCGAGGCCGCTAAAGAGCGGCAACTGCTTTTGGTGGGCATCACCACATTGGGCGGCATCGTGACGACGCTTTTCGGGGTTCTTTGGGCTTACAGATCGGTGATCTTCAAATGAAAAAATTGTTCTACTTGCTCGCCCTGGTCTGCCTGATCCTCTCGGGCGTCTTGGGGTTTATGGCGGTCAAATACGAGCGCCTCGATCGGACGCAACCGATCTCGAATTTCAAGAGGGTGGAGACGCTCAACAGCCCGGTAAAGGCTGGCGAGCCGCTGCGGCTGCGGATCTGGCGCGACAAAGAGCGCGACGATTGCCCCGTGCAATCCGAGCGCACGGGGATCAATCAAGATGGCGTTGTGTTTGATATGCCCGATGCCGAATGGGCGGGCGGTCCAGCGCATACGGATTTTCTCGATCTCAACTATCCGACGCTGCCTTATATGCCGGCCGGCGAGTATGAGCTGCGCGTCGAGCTGACCTACACATGCCCTGGTGGGCTTGAGTTTAACTATACGCAGCCCTCGGCGCTGTTCCGCATCGCCGGCTAGTCACTGTCAAATTTTTAAACCTCAATGGATCGCCTCTGCGGTCTTTTTTGCATTGGAGAACGCAAATGAAATTCGTGCCGGATGTCTGGGGGGTGCTCGGGCGCTCCTATTCTATGTGGTCGATCTATCTCGGGCTGATCTGCCTGATCCTGCCTAATGTGCTCTGGGGGCTCTGGCGCATTGAGGCGGATCCGTACCCGATCGGGTGGGCGGCGCTGGTGTTTTTGATCGCTGGCCTGTTCGGGCGGATCATCGACCAAAAGCGCAGCGGGGCGATCGCGCGGCTTGTGTTCCTGGGGGCGTTTGGCTTTGGCGCGCTAATGCTGGGGCTATCCTTGGGCGGGGCCGTGGCCGAGGATCTCTATCTCCCCGAGCAGACATCGACGGCGATCGAGCCTGACGAACAGGCGCAAGTTCGCGAGGGCGGGCTGATCTGGGGGCAGGCGTCGATCGTGCCGGTGATGGCCGAGCGGCTGGATCCGCAGCCCGTGGCGTCGGGTCTGGCATCGGCGGCGGCCTTTCTCGAGGTGGCGGTGCCCTATGTTGGCAAATGGGAGGGGCTGCGACTGGCCGCATACCGCGATATCGTCGGGGTCTGGACGGTCTGTTATGGCGAGACAAAGGGGGTCAAGCCGGGCGATCGCTATACCAAGGCGCAATGCGACGCCATGCTTGCGCGCGAGCTGATCAGCTACCGCACGCGGTTGCACCGCTATTTCACGCGCGAGACGCTGGCCGGCCGGCTGCCGGTGCATCGAGATACGGCTTACACAAGCCTTGCCTACAATGTCGGCGTCGGGGGCGCTGGCGGGTCAACGGCGGTGCGCCGGTTGAATGGCGGGGATATCGTCGGCGGATGCAAGGCAATCACCTGGTGGGATAGGGCCGGCAATCGGGTGGTGCGCGGGCTGACTTTGCGCCGGGGCGAAGATTACGCGCTTTGCATGTTCGGGGTGGTCGCATGATGGGCGGGCTTAGCGCGATCGAGATCCTGATATTCGGGCTGTTTGTCCTGGCGCAGCTCGCCGATGTGTACACGACGCAGCGCGCCCTGAAGCTTAAAGGCGCTGTCGAGGGCAACGGCTTTATCGCGGTGTTGATGTACAAGCTCGGCCGGGGGTGGATCCTGGTCAAGCTCGGGATCAGTTGCGGGGCCGCCTATGTAATTTGGTCGGAGGGCAGCCTATGGCTTTTGGTGCTGCTCGCGGCCGGCGTGTTCGCGGTGGCCGCGTCAAACTACCGGATCATAAAAAAGCTCGAGGGGCGGCGCTGACATGCTCGGCGGGGGCATGGTAGCCCGCTGGGGGCTGGTGGCGCTCCTGGGCGCGCTTTTTGTGCTCGGGGGCTATGCCTGGATCCTCGATCGACGCAATGGCGCGCTCGAGCTGCAGGCCGCGCGCGATGCGCGCTCGATCACCGCGTTGGAAGCCGCGCGGGCGCAAGCACGCCTTGCGGCTGATGTTGCCGCTGCGCGTGCCAAGGGGGCGGCCGTGATGCGCGACCAGGCGACGGCCGGCATCGAGCGGATCCGAAACTTGCAATTGGAGGGATGCGCCGATGCGCCGATTGATCCTGATCTTTCCCGTGCTCTTGATGGGCTGCTTTGGGAAAACTGA